TTGCCATTTTTTCTTTCCTAAGTTATTACGCTATAATTGCGCCTTGGTTTGCAGTATTCACCCAACCATTTGTGCCATATAGTAATGTTATATTATCGTTTACATCAGCCATTGTAATTGTTGTTCCAGTAGCAAGTGTAGTCGGAGTAATTGTTGCGTCACCGCCATCTACTATCATACTAATTATTTTTATTTGTCCTGCTACACCATCTGCAAGTGTGTAGGCATCTGCGCCAGTTGTTGTAATTTCAGTAATGTATGATGTTACGTCAATTGCTCCAGGGCCACTAATTTGTTGCACACTTCCTATCATAGTTTGTTGTGCTGGTGTTGCTGTATGTGTTACTTCGCCTGTTGTAGCATCGTACATCAACGTAGTTGTACCACTAGCACTTCTAATTGGTTTAATTACTAAACTATTTGCCGTGGTGTTGTTTGTTTCCACACCAGTTGCACTTATTACAATTGAGTTTGCAGCTTGGTTTGATTGACCAGCATCGTGTCCAATTGCTATTGCACTATCACCTTGGGCAGAATTACCAGCAAGGTACCCAATCGCAACAGCTTTTATACCTTGATTTTGATTGCCTGTGTTATTGCCAATTGCTACTGCACTTTCACCTTGGGACCACGATCCTACATTGCTACCGATTGCTACTCCACCTGTACCTTGTGTTGTTTCGCCTGCGTTTATACCAATTGCTACAGAAAAATTGCCTTGATTTGTTTTACCAGCATCAGTACCAATTGCTACTGCATTAGCACTTTGATTATCTTCACCTGCGAAAGAACCAATTGCTACTGCTTTTGCGCCTTGACTATCTGCACCTGCCCTGTCACCAACTGCTGTTGCACCTACACCTTGACTTATATTACCTGCATAACTACCAATTGCTGTTGCGTTTTCACCTTGACTTGTTTTACCAGAAGAGGCACCAACTGCTGTTGCTTCGACACCTTGAGTTACTTCACCTGCTTCATATCCAATACCAACTCCACCTGCGCCTTGACCAGTTAGACCTGCTTCACCACCAATTGCTACAGAAAAATTGCCTTGATTTGTTTTACCAGCATCACCTCCAATTGCTACTGCCGATGCGCCTTGAGTGAGAATGCCTGCCGCATGACCGATTGATACTGATTCTGCGCCTTGATTTGTTTGACCTGTATTCCGTCCTACGGCTACTGCGTTGTTTCCTTGATTAGTTTCGCCTGCTTGGCTTCCTATTGCTAATGCGGCAACGCCTTGACTAGTTAGACCAGCGTTAATTCCAAGTGCTACTGTTAATGGACCGTTGGCATTATTTTTGTCACCCAAAGCAGCCCAAGTTGTGGCAGCGCCGCTAACACCGGTTAATGCACTACCGTCTCCACTAAAAGAGGTTGCAGTAACTTGTCCAGTAACCTCTATACCTTGTTTAAATTTTGTTGACATATATCATCTCCTGTTATACATATTTATATAAAACGGTACTCATGAAAACAGGGCCCGTAGGCCCTGTTTTATTATTATATATTTACTTGTATTACAAGAATGCAAGATCGCCAGTTGTAACAGCAATTTTTGCAAGATAGTCAGCAGCATTACCGAGCGATGATGCTTGGTTGCTTAGTTCTACATAACCATAACGTGTCATGAAGCTAACTACTGGCTCAAATGTACCTGGATCAAGCACTGTTCCTGAACTCATTAGTGGGATGTATGGGCAATAGAACGCCGCGGCGTCTGTTTCTGTTGCACCTTTGTATCCAACTAATACATCATCGTTAGCAGCATACTGGTTAACATAAATTCTCATAGTACCGTTTAATGTACCAACGAATTTTGTGTTTGTAGGTGCTTCAAAAGTACCTTCAGTTGTGCGAGCAAATGCTGATGTAGTTGCACTTTGTAGTACTGTAAGTACTGTTGGGCTAACTACTGCCCAGTTACCTGCGCCACGTCTTGTACGTGCTGCAATTGTGTTTGCATTTTTGTTGATAAGAACTGCAAGAGCTGCATGCTCGTCACCAACAAATGTTGCTGTACCTGATACGCCAGCTTGGCTGTATGTATCTGGACCAGTACCTGCAAGACTTGAAAGACTTGAAAGAACTTCTTGATCGATTTCAGCAGTAATCTCTTGTGCAAGTGCTTGCATGATTTCTGCTTCAACATCTAAACCATGCATAGACTGTGCGTCTTGTGCTGATTCAAAAGTCCAACGTGCTGATAGCTTACGTGTTTTAGCTTCAACAGTCTGCTTGAGTACTTGAATACTCATTTTCTTACCTGCTTCACCTTCAAGAGCTGAAGTTGCAGCACCGCGGTCAGTTGTTGCATTACCTGAGTAACCGTTTGCAATTGCAAATGGGCTCAATGCTTCGTCACCAGCTGTTGCTGTGTCGAATGTTTCTGCATAACGCACACGTAATGTGTGAATCTGGCCTACTGGACCAGTCATTGGCTGAACGCCAACAATTTCGTTAGCAATAACAGTTGGCATAACACGACGAATCACTGGAAGAATCACTTTGTTAAGTGTTGCAATGTTACCTGATTGAGTTGCACCTGCTGTAACTGCCTCTGAGAGGTAGTTCCTAGTGTTCTCAAGTGTTGTTTCCATTACTTTTTTCTTGGTTCCAGTAAGACCATCGGTTAACGCTTCTTTAGTTGCGTTCCAATTTTCATTTAAATTAATAGTCATTTCGGTCTCCTTAACTAATACCGGCTAATTTACGAAGGTTGATTATTTCCGCACCGGCGGTTGCTTCTGCAACAGGTTGCTTGTCTCCAGTGATTTCATTTGTATTTGATTCACTTATTACCTTCTTTACTTTAGTTTCTACTTTAGCATCATCTTTTAATACTGATGGTAGATACTTGTTGAATGATTCTTGTAGTTTCGTAGTTTGTGTACTTTCAAGTAACGCATTCATTATTTCTCTTTGCTGTTTGTTTAATGGGGCCATCATTTCGCTCATTACGAGCTTACGATTTGCTTTATCAGAAACAATACGTGAATTACGTGCTGATTCTGCTAGCTGTACCTCTTTAGCAGCAAGAGTTTTCTTAGATTCATCAATCTGCGAATTCAATTCATTAACAATATTATTCAATTTAGCGACCTCTGTGCCTTCTGACAAGTGGCTACTCATGAATTCTGCTGCAAACGTTTCGAAAATCTTACGGCCAAAGTTATTTTCTTTAGCTGATTGAATATCTTCTTTTAGTGTAGTAAGTTCATTCTTAAGAGTTTTCTCAAGAATTGCATTTACTTTTGTAGCAGATTCGTTAATAAATCTTTGTTTTGTTTGATTGATAACTTCTTTACCTTCTTTAATCATTCTGACCTTCGCTTCAACTAGTGAGCGTTTGTCATCATGAAACTCATTCAGTTCTTTCGTAAGTTGCTCTAAAACAAATCCTTCTAATTTAGACATATTTGATTCTTGTACAACTCTGTCTTCGCGAAGATCTTTAATCTCTTTGCGAAGTGTATCCATTACAAACGAATCAAGAACATTTGCATGCTCTTTCATGTGTTTGCGGTAGGCTACACGATCTTCAGCTAGTTTATTGTGATCTGCTTGGAACTCTTCGAGTTCTTTTGCAATAACATCACTAATCATACTATCCATAGCTTCAACAATTTGCGCCTTATCAGCATCGTAACGCTGTGCAAATTCTTCTCTTAACTCAGCTGTGATATTCTCACGGGCTTCATTAATTTGGGTTTCCCAAGCTTCTGATATTGAAGATTTGACATTTTCTGAAAGTGCTTCAGAGTTTAATAGTTCATCCATTGCATGAGCCATATTTAATCTCTCCTATACTTCAGGTTTTTAATTAAGTTAGTCACCTCGTCCTGGAGATAACGTTGTGCGCCATCGTCGTGTTTTACCGCAGATGCAACATCCATTAGTACGTTCCCCCGTTTATGATTCATAATTCTTTCATAAATTGGATCAGGGTAAGCACTTGGGGCACTTGGATTTGCAACGATATCAACAGTAATAATCTCAAAATCTTTGACTATACCACTGTCATTAACGTTGCCGCTGCCTCTACTAGACACGCCTAATTTTACTCCGCTTTCCATAAGGGTTTTACAAATATTTCCCATTGGAGTAGGTAGCAGTTTCAGCTTACCAATACCGTTCGCACCATCAGTATCCATTTCAGTGATCATGTGACTTACACGATCTAAATTGATATTCAGGTCATCTGGGTGATCAGCTTCGCCTAATACACTGTATCCACTTTTAATTTTTTCATTAATTGCTTTAACGGCACTATGAATTTCTTCTTTTGTGTAGATACGGTTGTTCTGGTTACGTACATCGCCTTCAATAAAAATACCCTTCATATACAGGCTTTTGCCACCTTTACCGTCATCAACGGCTTCAGTAACAAGGTTTGCTTGGTTATGTGATAAGTGTTCTTTTAGCGAGATACTCATATTACTTCATTCCTCTAATTGGACTGTCGCTTTTGTTATCTTCACGCTTTGCACTTGGTGCTGCACTCAGTTTGCCAGCTTCCTGTGGTCCGTCAACACCCATATCTTTTACGGCAGGGGCACTAGCTTTAGGACCTTCTGATGTATCAGTTGGATGTGGTTTAGCATGTGCATTACCTGCACCTTTTGCTACTGGACTTCCTTTGTCACCTGAATCACTATGTGATACACTAACTGCTGACATTGAAGCGCCTTCTTCAAGACCATCAACTTCTTCGTCTGATGCTTCAAAAGCTATTGATTCTTCTTCCATTTCTGGCTCATCATCAGCTTCGTCACCCATCATATCAGCAAATGCTGCACGTAATTCTGCAATTGCATCTTCTACGTTGTCCATTGCTTCTTCTGCATCTGATTCAGCATCGTCTGACATTTCCATATCATCATCGTCTGACATTTCATCGTCGTCTGATGGTTCCATGTCTAACGCTAGATCCATTTCTGCATCTTCATCATCCATGTCATCTTCCATGGTCTCTTCAGCGTCAATTTCTTGTTCAGCTGATTCAATATCGCTGAGGAAATCTTCTTCTTCGTCTGAAACATCAATTGCTTCGTCGAGGTCATCTTCGTCTTGAATTTCGTCTTCAACTACTTCATCGCTCTCTGTAAGTGCCGCCCAATGATTTTTGGCTTTCTCTACAAATACATTATGAAGAAGATCAGCAGCTTTGTCCTGCTCATCGTTGACGAGATACTCAAGGACCTTAACTAGTGATTCCTTATGTACGCTCATTATAACTCTCCTTTAATAAGTTCTTTGGTTTACAAGTATTATTTATTACCAAGACGTTTTACTCATACAAAAACACCCAAAAATGGGTGTTTTATAAGTAATTTACCGATTATAAATAAAAAATTAATTTTTAAAGCTACATTGGCCCACTATCAGATGGACGAGCATATATATTTTTTACACGTTTAGTGCGGTTTGCATGCTCAATATTATGTACTTCTCGTTGTTTTCTTAAACGATTT